TATTATTCCTGTGTGGAATTTCTTTGAAGAAATAAAAAACAAAGTAGAAACTGCTCATCCTGGAAAATTTAAATTTCTTAAATACACACCTGTAATTGAATTGGAATAACCAAACAACACAGAAAATTGTAATTATGCTTAAACTTACCGATAAAATGCCATTCGGACCGCATAAAGGATTGCAGATAGGGCTTCTTTCGGGAGAATACTTGTATTGTTTTTATAAAAAATATAAGCGATTGGCACCAAACAAGCGCGGTGCATTTGGTTCAGACATTGTAAAATATATTGAAGAATACAGAAGGGATGTATTGGAATAAAAAGAGAAATAGGATATTATTGGTGCAAATGGGATGGAGAATGGCATGTTTTTCATTATACCTATTGTGTAGATTTTGAGCAAAAAATGTTTAAGTCTTCTTTATTTGGAGGGACAACTGATGATGGCGCATTGTTTGATGAAATAAACGAAACCAGGATTCTAAACCCAGACGAATTATGAACAAGGTATTAATATTAGTGCAGTCGTGTGACGATCAACCATACTTCGATATGCAAAAGGCCCAGCGTGAAACATGGGATAGCGTAAAAGTGCCAGGCGTATCAACCGTTTATTATTATGGACTTAACGGCGCCATTTATTACAAAGAGGATGGCGAAAAGCTTTATTGCCCATGCTCAGAGGCGTATAATATGATGCACTACCGGCATAAATTAGCGACCGAATATGTGATGGATTGGGATTGGGATATTTTATTTCGTACCAATGCCAGTAGTTATGTTGATAAAAAACGATTATTGGAATTCGCACAATCCCTTCCACTTGAAGGCTGCTTCGTTTCAAAAGGTTCAGGCATAATGTCCGGTGCCGGTTTCTTTTTATCCCGAGACCTGGTTAAAATTGCCAACGTCGGTATTGACACTCACCCAACTCCAAGTGAGGATATGTATATTTTTACAATGCTCAACCGCGCTGGTTATATTTGCGGGGATTCAGGCGACCGTGTAGAATTTAACCACTACTCAGATTCACCGGAAAGAGAATGTTATCATTATAGGTGTAAGTCTGACACGGAAGATCGGACAAAGGATGTAAAAGCGTTTCATAAATTATTTAAACAGTTGAATGGGTAAGCTGGCCGCTATATACAACGCGTGGGACGGAATCGAACTATTGCAATACTCCATCCGTTCCGTAGCATCCGGTGTTGACTTGTTTATTATCGTTTACCAAATAGAAAGCAATTTTGGTGAGCTTTATAATCCGTTGCCTGAAATTCACGAGACAATCTCGCTATTTCCAGATAAAAAATTCATTCTACATTATTATACACCTCAGGTTTCGGGAGGCGCAACGAATGAAGTAAATAAGCGTAATAAAGGATTGGACATTGCCAAGGAACAAGGCGCTACTCACTTTCTTCATATGGATTGTGATGAGTGTTATGAAAACTTTGAAAAAGCAAAACAGGAATACATTGATTCCGATAGGCCTGGATCTATTTGTCCTATCCTAACCTATTTCAAAAAACCAACACTTAGATTCGCGGATTTCGATAATTACTATGTTCCATTTATTCACGAATTACATCCAGACACCGAAGCGGGCCATGCACATTACCCATTTTATGTTGATCCAACAAGGCGCGTAAACTGTCAGGATGTTGCATTACTTACCGAACCAATGCACCATTTTAGCTATATACGACGTGATATAAACCGAAAGTGCCGTAATAGTTCGGCGCGGGCTAACATCGAGAAGTCGCAATTGCTTGCTGACTATAACAATCCTGAATGTGTCCCAGGCTTTTATGTGAAAGATTTTGGGCAAAAGTTGATTGAAGCTGAGAATTTATTTAATATTGAAATATGAAAGGCTCCCAAAAACACAACGGATTAAATGGTGATATTTTAGAGATAGAATGGAATCATGCTCAACTTGGCAGCGGTAAATTATATCCCAAAAAACCAAAGATCAAAAGAATACCACGAAAACTAAAAAAGTGGTTAAAAAATAACCCAATGAATTTATTTTCTGTTTCTGTAAAAAGAGTCATTTACCCTGCTGCTGAGGTAACATTTGACGGGCCAATAGTTAGAGTAAATTGTGTTGGCGGATGGATATGATTAAATTAGGCATAATAATTCCAACAAGGTGGGATCGCCCGCGATTCATGGATAATTGCTTGGGCCAAATATCCCGGCAAACCATTTACGATATTGATGGATGGCCACCTCCCTTTGTGCTTCCTGTTGACTTCGCTCCTGAGCCGGGAATTTGCGATATTACAAAACGCTACCGAATCGGTTACGATGCGTTCCGTAACCAAGGGTTGGACCTCATCGCTTGTATAGAAGATGACGACTGTTATGCCTCTCATTACCTGGAATACATGATTAGTGAATGGCTCGCAGCTGGCAAGCCAGATTTATTCGGAACAAATTACACAGAATATTATCACCTGAAACTTCGCCGTTACTTTACAATGAATCACGTTCAGCGCTCATCTATGATGAATACGTTTATTAAGCCTGATCTTGATTTTGAGTGGTGTCCGGACACAACCGCTTACACCGATATGCACCTTTGGGATAATTTAAAGCAGCTATCTCGTACACTAATACACCCGGACCCTCCTATTTCTATTGGAATAAAACACGGCGAAGGAATGTGCGGCGGCTTTGCTCATACAAACGGGATGGATAATTATACAGGCCCGCGCGGTAAAGAAGATGGTGGCCTGCTCAGGCAGGTTTGCGATGAAAAGTCGTTTGAGTTTTTCTCAAATTATTTTAACGCCCCATAAGAATATCAACAAACACTTGCCAATTGTATTCTTTTAATTTCATTTCATTCTTACAAATAAGCTCCATTAAAATATCACGAGCCGCCAAATGATACACTTTGCAATCGAAAAAGTGATTTTGGGAAGTCGGCCCTTTCTTCTGCCATATAAAAACACCTTTCGCTTTGTCATCTCGTTTTTCTTCAGCCTCAAACTGTGAGAAATAATGTTTGTAATCATAAAGGCCGCCTGCTGCATTTGGAAAATTCATAAAACCCACTGGCTGCGATTCGTGAATAGTAGGATTCCATTTTAATCTCATCTGCCTAGCCAAGTCATCCTTTATCCTGTTCACATTTACCAGGTATAAATTTAACCGACTCTTTCCCTTCGCGAAATACTTCACATCTCGATCTGACTTTTGCCATTCATGTTCTTTATCACCCATCACGCCTACAATATTAAATGCCGGTGTATAAGCATCTATGTATTCATAGATTTGATCCTTACAGTGACCCACGTCGATGGCTGTTATAAATACACCCATGCTGCCGCCGTGATCTTTTTCATAAGTTCCAGAAACCAATCTATGAAATTCTTTCCAAACATTATTAGGTTGACTTATATCGTAACTCCACCTCTCGCGAAGGTCCGCATCCTTCTGCGCCTGAGATTGGTTTGGAATAAAGGTTCCAATGCTCCCATGTTTCACGCTCGCGTTCGCACCACTCTCAAACCACACCACTAATTCCCAATCCAGGCGTGCGTCGTTTAACGTACCGTTTGCGTCAGCCGTTAAGCTCATCATTACAGCGGCACCATTCCCATCCGTCATTCCCATGCTTTCCGGGATTATCCCAATTGGATAGTCGCGCACATTGTTTATTTGAAGATCATTTGCTTTTAATGTTTCAGTCGGCTCATCATATAGTTCCCCTATATCAATGTTTTTCCACGTCTTATAGTCCGCTTCATTTCTTGCCGCACCTGCCGGGTTACAGGCAACATACCTGCTTGCTAAATTAAACCAAGACGTCATACCGTGCGGCGCATAAAGCCCGTTGATCCCATATCCGTAATGATAATGCTCGACCCATTCCTGAGTTGGCATCCAAATTCCTGTATTTAAAAGCTCATGCTTATTTCGGTCATCAAAAAAACCAGCACATAGTTGACACACATAACCTACACTCTTAGGATCTACACGGCCCAACTTGTCTAATTTCCAGATAATACCGCCCGTATTTTTATCATCAACCGTTACAGACCAATCCAGTTTAATTCGCCGCTCGTTATTACCACAATGAGGACACTGAACAAACCAATACCGTTTATCGCTTTTATTAAACTGAATTTCAATCATGGAACGCCCGCGCGTTTGCGGAGTACTTACCCAATACCTCTTGCTCCTATCCTCGCTCGCCTTTATCCGGCCTTTTATTAAACCGATCGTGCTTCCGGTTTCTTCTTTACTTATTTTACCTGCATCCAAGTCATCAGCAATTGTGATTCTAGCTGTATTTTGCCTCAATAAATTGTGATTTGTAATGCTGCCAGCCTTTAAACTAACACCGCGAAAGTCCTTTTTTTCAGAAGTATCGCCCGTCTTGTTATTCCTTTTTTTAATAACAGCCGGCTCGATAAAATGTGACAAACCGCAGCATTTAATCACATAGTCGATTTTTTCCATCGCATCCTTGGATAATTCGCTGTGGCCAGTCAAAAAAAGTATGTTTACAGGGTTTTGCGCTATTACATAGGCAATTATTGCGTTCAGAACCATAACAGACTTGCCCATTTGGGCTGGACCCATGATAGTAATGTCCAATGCTGGGTGATCCGGGTGCGCACAGTTTGCTGGTTCTGCCCAAAAGGGAGTCCGGTCATACCTGGCTGGTCCTGGATAAGTGTCACTGGCAGGCATAATCATGTTCTGCTCATACCAATTCGAGGGCAGTAAATCACTTTTAAGGACCAGTGATCCATCAATTAAGTCATCCAAACGGGCCAATTCAGCCTCATTTAACCGAAATTCCGGCGCTAAAGCCTTATTTATTCGGTTATCCATGCTCGCCTACACCCCTTTTATCGCTGGTTTCTGCCTGCAAAACCCTGATACTCTTTTTCGCCTCCTTAATTGCCCTTTCCCTGGACGCATTGCTAACCCTTACTTTCTCTTTCTTTAATTGCGTTATTTCTTCCCTGCTTAGCTGATGACGAATGGCTATCTGATTCAGGCTGTCCTCAAATTCGTTTTCCCATGCCAGGTTTATAGCCTCAGAGAGGTGCATAATAAGTATTTCTACCTGGGGAACCGGAATAAAGTTACCAGCCACCTTGTTATTTAGCTGTTCTAACTTCTGATTCTTGTGTCTTTCGGCTTCAACCTGAAGCTTTAGTTTCTCCAGCGTTAGCTCTGCGAACTCAGAATCATCTAACTCAACCTTGGTTTGTATAGCTTTGCCCCTTTCTTCTGGGGCGGATTTGCTTTGCTTAACTGCCTTTTTTGCTGAATATTTCATTAAAAAAGCGCTATTAGGGCTTATGGTTGTATCAATAAGGTCGTTTTTTACCTTAATTTTTTTGCGCCCAATATATACCGCAAGATCCTTGGTTTGAATGCCGCAACGCTCTGAGAACTCCTGTTTGGTTAAAAAAGCCATAAAATTGTAGTCATTGATTTTAGGGCATTTCAGCCCTATTTTGACTACAAAAATAAGAATTTTTTTACATTTTGACTACAAAAGTTAAAAAATGGTGCCGGACCTATTTTTTTGTGGCTTCGCAT